GCGTTGTATTGGCCGGTGGACGCTTTAATGTCCTCAGATGCGCCCGCTTTGGCTTGCAACAGCCCGCTGGAGGCCATTGGCGGCTGGGCGCGCTGGGGCAGTGGCAGCGTAGCGCCCGCGCCGTCGGTTACGTCTGGGTTGACCTCCAAATACGGCCAGTTGGTCGTGTTGGCAGTCTTCCACTGGTTCTCGTAGCCTTCAAACTGGCCGCCATACGCAATAAAGGGTGCTTTTGGCGCCAGCGCAAGCATTTCTGCTTCTTGGCTAGTCCAGTAGTTGTACATACGCTGCGCGTCTTTTGCGTTCCGCACCAGACCAGATACATAAATTTGGCCTTGCACTTCAAATTCGTTGCCTACGACGCGCACGACAGGTATCCAACTGCCCGGCCATTCGCGTTCGTCAAGCACATCATAGCCATTGGTCTTCATCCACATGACTTTTTTGCGGTCTACTTCGCGTGTGCGGACAGGCTTGCCGTACATGGCGCGCAGTTGCTTATCCATTGGCGTATCTTTGAACGCCGTGACGTTGTCTGGGTACAGGTTCAGCGTCTCGCGCTTGCGCTTATAATAGAAATACTCCGCGACGCGGATAGTGTCTTCGTCAAGCCATGCCGACATGCTTTCATCGCCGACAGCGGTTGATAGGATCGACGAGATAGGCGTTGCGTCTGGAAACTCGCGCTCATACTCGTCTTTGGTCATGTCCTGCGTAACAAAGCACCATTCAGCGTCTGCGCCGCATGGGTCTTGTATCGTAGGGTCCATGTAGACGCTAAACGAGTTGCGGACGCGCATAATGCGAACGTCTTGGTCGAAAGTCTCTTCGTTGCAATATTCCGTAATGAGACGGATGTAACCTTCGCCGTAGGTGACTTGGTTGTCGCAGGCCGTGTCGTAAGCTACGTCAGCGTCGGACATATACTCGATATGCCGCACGACGCCGTCAAAGATCGCTGCCACTTCAATGTCAGCGTTGTCATCAACAGGGATTACCTTACCGGCAGGCCGGTTTTGACGCTGTTCGTTCGTCACCTGACGGACGTGCTGCGGCAATTTGTTAATTGTCAAGCAGGGACGTGCGTTAATTGTCTGGCCTTGCACCGCGCCGCGGGTCGCCAACACGTCAGCAGGCCACTGCCACTGGTTGTCAGGGCTGCCGGCCATGAACCGAAGGTCGTCTAGTTCGTCTTCACGGCTGTCCGAATAGGCTGCCATCGACATCTGTAGCCGATGGCGCATGGTTGCCATAGTGTCAGGGTCACCACGGGTGTTCGCTGGATCGCTACCGATGTCAGCTACGTCGCCTACCTTGTTAATTCCTGTCGGATCAGCCATTGCGGTTACTTTTTACCTTTTTTGGCGGCTTCACGCTTCACGCTGTACGCGATTGCAACCGCCTGTTTGACAGGTTTTCCGGCGTTTACCTCGGCCTTGATGTTCTTGCGGAACGCGGCTTTGCTGGGCGACTTGACCAGAGGCACTTTATTTCTTCTTCGCTGGCGTTGGTTTCATCGACACAGTTGTGCGGATGACCTGTACAGGTTTCTGTACAGGTTTCGGCATTTTGACTGGCGCGCGTCCGCCTGCTGCGCTTGTCGTGCCTTCGCGGGCTACCGCTTCCATTGCGCGGCGTGCGCGGGCTGGGTCGCGGTTAGCGATTGCAGCGCGTTCAGCGGCTATTGTGCCAGCTTTATAGAGTGCTTTGCTCTTATTGCCGTAAATATCTTTCTTACCTGATGGCATTTACTTACCCTTCTTAGCTGGTTTTTTAGCGGTTTTGGCGCTCTCTTTGAACGCTTTGGTTGTAGGGGCACCCTTAGTACCCGGTTTACGCATTTTTTCGCCTAATCCGGCGGCAATGCGGGCTTTTTTAGCGTGGATGTTGGCGTATAATCCGGGTTTCATTGGCATTTCCACCTTTTCAAACTAGCTTTGGCGCGCTCGCCGTTCTTTGCCTTGGCTGCAACAGCCCCCATGCGGGCGCAGAACGACGCTTTGCGTCCTGCGTCAGCCTTTGTCTTCGGGTTGGGTGCTGGCGCCTTCAATTTGCTGCCTGTTGCAGCGTTATATTTCGCTCTACCAGCGGCTGTCAGCCCTGCACCCTTAGATACAGGCAGCTTTTCACCCCGGCCTACGGACAACGACACAGATTTTTTCTTGTCTGCCATTAACTGCCCATCCAGCTTGTAGATACTCCGGCGGGAGAATACCCGCTTGATGAGCGTCTGTCAACGCGTCCTTGTCGAAAATCCTGTGACGCTACAGGAAAGGCAAATGTCACCGCTATGGCGTCTGCTGCGTCAGGTGACGCCAGCCCGCGAGACTTCATATCTTTCTTGCTTTCGAGGAACAGCGTACCCTTACTATCAGGCTTGGTGCGCGGGCTGATGAGGTCTGTCTTTAAAAAGCGGTCTGTCGGTATGTGGCCTGTGCGTAGCCAATCACGCATGGCGCCCCACATCTCTGCGCGCTTGTTGCCCCACATGATTTGGTTCTTGGCTTTGTTGCCGAAGTTTACGCCGCGTATCTTGTACCGCTGTTCTTTCAGCCTGTCCACAACGCCTGCGCCTAGCCCGCCTTCGTCGATGCAGACCAACGCTGGCTTGAACTGTTCTATGGCGTCGATGACGTAGCCGGCTACTTCCATCGTGTCAGCCCCGCGGTGTCTCCGCAACTCTAGGATGTCACGGCCCCGCCGTATGGCGATGACGGTGGCATCCGCCCCAAAGCGTGCCGGGTCTACACCTATGACGATGGGCGCGCTGTCATCTTTGACAGGTGGCCGCTTCATGGCATCATCAACCAGATTGCTGCCGATGAACTGATCGTCACCTTCTGATGGGAAGTTACCGTAGACTTCGACGCTGGCTTGGTAGCTGTCTGGCCCGTACTCATCTATGATGCGCTGGTACAGGTTTTTGTCTGTACCCTCGACATCGCGGGCGTCGATGACGCGTGTTGTCCAGAACGCCCGCTTACTGTGGAACGTCTCGTAGAAATAGCCTGTGTTACGCCGCGGGTTGGAGAATGCCAGATGAAAGCGGTGCGGCGTATTCTCCGTAAAGAAACCATCACTCACCGACCAGATGCTGTCGGGAATACCGCTGGCTTCGTCGAAGATCAGCATCACACCGTCGAAGTTATGCACCCCTGCGTAGGCGTCAGGGTTCTCTTCCGACCATAGCCGGCCTTCGACTGACCAGTAGCGCGTGCCTTTCTTGAGGTCACGCTCGACCAGTTCCGTCAGCCACTTGGCGGGCATGATGCGTGTAGCTGCTATCTCGAACCAATGACTGTTCAGCGACATCGCCAGCCACTTGGTAATTTCTGCCCATGTGACGCTTCTTAGCTGCGCTTCGGAGTTTGCCGACACGATGGTGGTCGAGCCGATCCTTGACGATAACATCCAGATGGTGAGCCATGACACCAGCGCCGACTTGCCGATCCCGCGTCCTGACGCAATCGCCAGCCGCGCCGTGTCGAAGTCAACCTTGCCGTTGTTCGCTTTGATGTGGTCGCGCAAGTCGCCAAGTATCTGGCGCTGCCATTTACGCGGGCCGGGGAAATGTTCCAGCGGTGTGCCTGCTTGGCCCCACGGGAACGTATACAGCACAAATGCTAGGGGGTCATCCTTCAGTGTGGGCGACCACAGCCGCGCCATCAACTCCATCTCGTCTTGCGCTGAATATATCGGCTGCTGCATGTGTGTTATCCTCTAGCTGGGGCAGTTCAGTGTACAGCCCCTCGATGACGCGCGACTGTGCTTTTTCCAGCGCGCCTGTAATGCTTATCTGTTGGTCGATGTTCACGTCGATCTGCTGCTTGGCTACCCAGCCGTGCTGATGCTTGAGTATCTCCAGCGCAGCTTTGCTGTCGCCATCGCGCGCCGCTTCGTACATGGTCTTAGCTGCTGTGTACTCGCCGTCGCTGCGACCTTTGATCTCAGCCATCTCGACCAGCGGGTCAGCGTCGGCCAGCACGCGGTACTGCCGCGGGGTCAATCCAGCGGCCATTGCCAGACTGTCGCCCTTCAGGCCGTAACGCGCTGCTTCATAGATCGCCTCTAACCGCGACTCGGTGGCCTGCGTGCGCTCAGGTGTAAATGGCAGTGAGTAGAAAGTCATTGGGCGTACAATAATCTACTGCGCGCAGATACGCAACAGGCTTTGATGCACCAACATTTTAAAAAAATAAAAATTGTTTGCGACCCGTGCCCGGAACAGTCACGCGGCGCTCGGCCCCACCCCTCCCCACCCCCTGCTCGAAGCGTTCTGGCTTTGTTCTATAGCGTAGATTCTGGGTTGACCTTTCCCTTTCTGCGAGCGGCTCGCAATAAGAAAAACATATTGGCTGGCTGGCTATGCTGCGGTGCAACATTTTGCATGGGCAATCTAGGTTATGCGATTGCAAGTCATGACTGCGTAAATCATGACGCCATGACTGCGTAGGTCATGACCGATTGCGTAGTCATGACTGCTTTACGTTAACGTAAAGTCTAGGTCATCTAGGCTATCTAGGCTATGCGTTTTCAATCGCCAGAAATATAACGCTAACCATATAGGTTATAAATTTTTATTTTGTGAGTGACTACATATCCAATAGCCTAGATAGCCTAGAATCCTTGGCGAGGCGCAGAAATCCGTCACTTTTCCCTAGGCTATTTCGCCCATTTCCATAGCCTAACAAATGACTATTCCGCCCATGTCCGCAAATAACTTATCCACAGATTTATTTTTATGTGCAAACCATCGTCGAGATCTCGGCAATTCTAGGCTATTGGAACAGAAACAGAACAGAACCAGAACCTTTTGAGACTTGCCCTCTTTCCATACTAACCTACCCTCAAACCCAAATCGCGCTGTATGGGCTTTAAAATCGGTTTTAGAGGGTAGTGCCAAAATGCCACACAATTTAGTGCAAATCTGGAAAATCGACATGACGCTATAAAATAGTGGCTTGAATATACCCTCAATCAAGTTCATTAAGAGGGTAGTTAAACAGTAACGGAGTGACCGACATGACTACCACCGCTTTAGAATACGCCACATATCACGAAGCCCGCATCGTCCGTAAAATCGTCAAGGATGCCTTGGCGAAGGGCTGGACTGTTTCCGTTTACGATGGCGAAGAATGGACTGTGAAGCGCAGCGCCGACAGCCGCGCTATATTAG